CGGCACTTGAGATATGTGCTGCCAGCCTGCCTGAAATCAAGGACAGCCTAAAAGGCATCGGCTCCAAGGTGGAACAATTAACATCTTGCGCCATCCGAGAGGACGGGGAGAGGCTGGCTTTTCTGACCCTCCGGGAATGGGCCATAGTGGCCATTGCACTGGCATCTTTGTATCTGTCTAATTTCAGGACTTGATAATATGTCTTTGCTTGAAGATGTAGCCGTCCAGCTGAATACTGCAGGGGTGGGAGTCTATCCTGGCACAGCTCCCACCAGGACCATATTTTTGGCAGAGATGCCCGCTGCTCCTGATGCCTGCATAGTCCTATATGCCAGGCCTGGCCGGGGCAAAGACACCCTTACGGATATGCAATACCCTGATCTCCATGTAGAGGTCCGGGCAGCCACCTATACAGCCGCCCAGTCCAAAGCTGAGGCGGTGGACGCGGCTCTCCATGCCCAGCATGATGTCACCTGGAATGGCCACAAATACATCCTGGTCCAGGCCAGGGGGGTGCCCTGCAAGCTGGAGAAAGACGCCAATGGTAGAACGATATTTTACCAGAACTTTGAAGTTATGAAAGGGGCGTGAATTATGTTAGCTGAATCGAATTTCAAGGGGCCGATTGATGTAGAGATCATCAACAGAAAGAATGGATCTAAACGAATATTACTAAATAATTTTGATGTGTCTATGATTACCACCAAGCACGAAATCCGATCTGTGCCCGGCTCATTGGATGAGCTTATCATAGTAATTCCCATCGGGCATCTTGTTATCAGAGATGAGTAGTTTTTAATCAATTCCAATTTTTTCTAATAATAGTTTTCGCAGGTTATTATAAACCGCAATTTGCGGCAGAACATGCATACTTCGAGGTATAGAAATGACAAATGCAGTTAGCGGAATGTCCGGCTCTCTGTGGCTATGCGCTACAGTGAACGGCACATATAAGGAGCTGGGTGAGATGCTCGACCTCAAGATGAAGGTCGATGGTAAGGACATAGACACGAGCAACAATGGAGATGGGGGCTGGGGCTCTTCCATCGCGGGCGCAAAGAGCTGTGAGCTATCTGGCGGCAATAACCTCATCATGAGCGACGAGGGTTACGCCCTCCTAAAGGCGGCCCTGTTCTCGGCATCCATGGAGATATACTGTAAAATCCTGCAGAGCGGAACTCCGACCGAGTCTCCTGTGGGGTGGTCTGGGCTATTCCGGGTGAGCAGCAACAATTTCCAGCTTGTCAGCCCATCCAGCCAGCAGAAGCTCGACTTCAGCCTGAAGAATGTCGGGGCAGTGTCCGAGATAACCTGAGGCTGACCCATGACCAACGCCAAGAGCGGCCTAGATGCCGGCCTCTTTTTAGATGAAGACGATGATTATGTGGTCTTTGAGTCAGGCAGCAATAAGGGCATGTGCTTCGTCTCCCTGGGGGGCACGCCGTCTATTAAGATCGTTGTGAGTGGCAACAATACGCCGTTGTCAGTTGGCGTGGTCGATGACGTGGTTACAGTCAACAGTGCCACAGACGCCGATGGAGACCCTACCAGCACTTCCGCAGAGATCATTGATGCCGTCAATGAGGACGCCAGCGCCTCTCTGATCTTCCTGGGCAGGCTTTCGCCTGGATCGGACGGCTCTGGAGTGCCTGGGGCGATGTCTGAGACGGAGGCGGCAGATGGAAAAGCGTTCACGGGCATAACATTGACCGACTCCGGGGACCATCTCACATTCCAGGCAGCAGCAGGCAGTCGATACTGGGATGAAGGGGGATCCTTGTCAGTCACAGACAACGGCAGCCCTGCAAGTGGCTACATCGTGAACCATCTGAGGGGGTCCGTCACATTCGGGGCAAGTAAGAGCGGCCATACCATCCTTGCCACCGGCACCCGGAGATCCGAATATGCCTTCCGTAAGGTATTCGGCTGTTTCGACTGCAAGCTCAAGATAGGCAGCAAGGATATTGACACGACCACGGGAGAGGATGGGGGGTGGACATCGTCAATTCCAGGAGCTAAACAGTGGGACCTCTCGTATGGAGCCTACTATTACAACGGCGAGCTGCCCATATCGGTGGTGACGGCACGATATTTTTGGAAAGTCTACAGCACAATATCCTCGGTGCCGTTCGCTATCGGCAAGGGTGTAATCCAGAGCATTGAGAATCTCCTTGTGAACCCCAACGATGCCCAGAAGCAGAACGGCACCGTGAAAGGAGCAGGGGAATTGTACTTAGAATGAAAAGGGGCTGGGGCCATGATGGCCGCCTGCAGGCGAGCCTGAGCCCCTCCCTTCCAGCGATATTTTGAGGGAGAAATATGATACAAGTCGAAATGGATGAATTGAGAACTGTCAACTGGAATTTCACCGCCATCAAGAATTTTGAGGTCCGAGCAAAGACTATCCTCGGGCGGCTCCATGCCACCGTCCCCCACATAATGATCATCGATGGCAAGGCAGTAGAGGTGGGCACGGTACCCGTAGCTAATGCTACTGCTCACCTGATTCTGGCCCGATTCGGGAAGGTGGCTGAGATCCTAGAGGCGGCAGTGGGGGCCAGCACGGGCCTCTCCTGGCTGGAGGCCAAAGGTCAACCATCTGCCGCCGCACTCGCCATAGACGGATGGATGGCCAGGGGCAACAGCCTGGATGAGCTGGCGGAAACAATATACGGCGAGTTCCTGCGCGCCAGTAACCCTTTGGCTTTCGCCGAGAGGGAGAAGAGCCTGGAAAAACAGAAAGCCGAGATGACATAAAGCAAGATACATCAGATTATTTTTGGGCTACTGCCTCTAAAATAGCCCACATAGAGCTGGGCCTGCTGCCGGATCAGTTCTGGCGGCTCACACCGGGCGAACTCATGCTGCTCCAGGAGCACCGGCTCCAGGAGATCGAGAGAGCCCAAGAACTGGCGGCATTCTCGGGATACATGGCCGCCATCGTGGCCCGTATGCTGCCCCAAGAAGCCGGGCCACTGCCACCATTCTCCGACTTCTATAGGCCATTGCCCAGGGCAGAGCCGAAACCGCAAACCACATCCTCAGAATACAAAGCAAGATACGATTCTTGGCAATAATCTTTTAGGAGAAGTTACGCAATGCCAGCCGATGCGGGTAGGATTACCGCCCAGATAGACGGGGATATCTCTGGGCTCAAGAGTGCCCTCGGGCAAGCCCGGAGCGAAGCGACCAGCGCCGTTTCCGGGATAGAGGGCAGCTTCAAGAGTAACCTGGGCTCAGGCCTCCGGGACTATATGAGTGGCATAGCCTCCTCGATGGGGCCTGTGGGCGGTGCTCTGTCTGCCATCGGCCCGGCTGGCATAGCAGCAGGGGCAGGAATCGCTGTCGTAGGATCTGCCCTCTCCTCCTCCGTCACCACGGCAGCAGGCTTCCAGCAGCAGATGGCCGGAGTAGCGGCCATCATGGGCAGCTCTGGAGCAGAGCTGCAGGCCATGAGCAACGCGGCCCGGGAGGCTGGAGCCAGCACTCAGTTCTCAGCCAGCCAGGCAGCCGAAGCACTGAGCTACATGGCCGGCGCCGGCTGGGACTCCCAGCAGGCCACAGCCGGCCTGAAGGATACCCTCAATATGGCCGCAGCCGGAGGCATGGATCTGGCCTCCGCGGGCGATATGATGACCAACACCATATCGCAATTCAACCTAGAGGCCACCGACTCGGGCAGAGTGGCCAATGTCCTGGCAGCCGGAGCGGCAGAGACCAACACCAATATCTCCCAGCTGGGCGGCGGACTCAAGGAAGTAGGCAGCACTGCCTCAGCCTTCGGGATGTCTCTGGAGTCCACCACGGCGGCCTTGGGCAGCCTCTCCAATGCAGGCATCAAGGGCGCAGAGGGCGGCACTGCCCTACGGGGCATCCTGGCCGGCCTGGCGTCTCAGAGCGGGCCTGCGGCGGAGGCCCTGGCGGAACTCGGCATATCTGCAGAACAGATCAACCCGGCCACGGTAGGGGTCGCGGAGGCCATGTCGCTTCTCAATGAGAAGGGCATGACTGCCACTCAAGCCCTGCAGATATTTGGTCGGGAAAATGTCTCGGCGGCCACTTACCTGGCGGCCCATGCCAGCTCTCTGGGTGAGTTGGAGACTGCCATCACTGACACCCAAAAGGCCACAGAGATGGCAGCCACCATGACCGACACCTATGAGGGTGCTATGGGAGAGCTGTCCTCGGCAGTAGAGGATGCCCAGATCGCCCTGGGATCTGTCTTGCTTCCGGTGGTGACCGATGTTGTTGAGGGATTCACCGTTGCCGTAAATGCCACTACGGAATTTGGGAAAGCCATCTACGATGTAGGCAGCGGCATGTCCTCAGCACTATCTGAGGCCTGGAGTGGCGGCAGCCTGGCAGACATAGATGAGGCCTTCCTTTCTGCGATGGGTGTTGATACAGGGAAAGAGGCGGGGGATCAGCTAGCCGAGGGAATAGCCGAATCCGACGACCTCAAGGAAGCTCCAGGAGAGGCCCTGGGCAGCCCGGAGGCGCTGGCAGGGGCCGGAGACGCTGGCAGAGATTTGGCTAAATCCGTCTCTAAAGAGTTCATTCCCTACCTAGAAGCCGGGATGAAAGACCTGGACATCTTGGCTATGATGAATAG